CATTAAATACCTCCTAAAAGTGAATACCCTAAAAGTAGGATATAAATAATACTAAATAATCTTAAAAACTTAATCATTTTTGCCTCCATTAAATAAATCATAACATATAAAATGATGCAATAATACAAGGCAAGAACCATGCCAAAAGAAATAAATGCATAAAAATGCAATTTAAATGGCACCAAACTTGCATACATGCAGAATCATTTCCCCGCAAAACATGTATAAAGGATTGCAAGAATGATGCCATATTTAGTTAAACATGGCAAGATGTATGCCAGAAATAGGTGACCCTATCCCACACGAAACCAATCTTAAACAAATATTGTTGCCTCTTACCTGGTACCAAACTTGCTACTGCAAGATCCGTGCCAGCCAAGCCCCCCGCAAAAAAAAGAACCCCGCAAGAATATATTAAATAAATGTAAAAAATAGGGGCACTTACACGTATTTTTCTCAGAAATACTCCCCCCGCGAACGTACCAAAAAAAGCGTCGCAAATTTCATAATGAGCGAAGCGAAATTATGAAATATTATCCAATCTTTAATTGAGAAAATCCTTGACAACAAATATATCCTATGTTAACCTATATAGAATGAAAAAACCTATAAAATTTAAGTCCGGCTTCTTCACATGGAAAATTGTATGGAGTCCAGAAAAGACAGAAGAAATGTTTGGTAAAACAGATATAGTATCTAAGACCGTAACTATTTATAAGAATGATAATGGGGAGATAGAACGCGAAACTCTGTTTCATGAGCTTTTGCATGTGATCGGGGAAGACAAATATGATTCTGTATTCCAATATGAGCCTGATAAGAAGGACATAGATAAGGAAGAGAATATGATAAGACTACTTTCACCCAGTTTAATGCAAACCTTATCTGATAACAAGGACTTAGCTCGGTATCTATTTAAATTATAATATGGGAAAAACATCTAAATACAATTTAAAAGAAGCTAAAGATTTGTTCATGACATTTATGCCGGTTGTAGAAATATCTAAAGAACTTAATATCCCATATAAAACTCTAATATACCATTCTAACAAATGGAAGGAGGAACGCGGTCTATTAAGAAATGAAATACTTAAAGAATTATCTGAGAATAAAAAAGCCATATTAACCTCTCTGGTAGGTAACTCATTGGAATGTGTAGATCGCGCCATTTTAGATCTACGCAATAGAAACAGACCCCCCTCCATATCAGAAGCCCGTATGCTTACCAATATTATTTCTGAAATTGATAAAATTTTAAGGTTGGATGATGGTAACCCAACAGATATAATTGCAGAACAAAACCCCTCCACCATAATTGAGTTGAGGGATAAACTAAAACGCGATCCTTTTTATATAGAGGATGCAAACTTTAAGGAGGTAACTCATGAAAAAACTATTAATCCCACTTCTACTGATGACAAGTCTTGTGATGGCAAATCCACCGGGACCAAACACAGTAAAGAGATCAAAGACTAGACAAATTTTATTGACAGAGGAAAATACCTTCCTATTTAGAGGACCTATTAACACCTCTTCAGTATCTAAATTTGGAAACCGGTTATTAAAAATGAGTTCGGCTGCTAGATCCGATGCAACCTTTTATATTGTATTAAATTCTCCGGGAGGATCAATTTATGCTGGTCTAGCTTTAATCTCATTAATTGAGTCTATTCCTCAAAAAATTCATTGTGTAGCAATTTTTGCTGCCTCTATGGCACACGCAGTATTACAAGCTTGCCCGGGTAAAAGATACCTCTCTACTAATAATGGAGTTGTAATGATTCATAGAGCAAAAGGTATGTTTATGGGGCAATTTAATAATGGGGAAGTAGAATCTCAATTAGTATTTTGGAGAAAACTTGTAGGAAAGATGGAAAAAGATAATGCTTCCAGAATGAAGTATGGATATAAAGATTATCAATCCAGAGCTAAGGATGAATGGTGGTGCTCAAATAAAAATTGTTTAAAAGAAAGGTTTGTTGATGAGATTGTTAAACTTAAATGTTCAAAATATTTAATTAGAGAAAAGATTAAATTAAGTGAATATTACTACTATTCAGCATGTCCTTTAATTCCGGGTTATTTAAAATATGAGTCTGATTGAGTTAACTCCCTCAGATAAACTCTATCTCCAAATAATGGATGATTTGCATTCACACTGGAATCCCCATTCTGGGCAAATAAAGGTGGGACTACCTCTTATTAAAAAAGATGTAAATACCTTATTTGTCCAATGTGGAAGAAAGTGGGGGAAAACAGATTTTGCAATTTACCTATTATGGAGACATGCCCTACTACACCCGGGATCAACATGTTATTATATAACTCCAGAATTATCACATGGTCGCGAAATTATCTGGCACAACTCCCGACTTAACCAATTCGGGAGAGAACGGGATAAGGTGGGGAGAATTGTACCCGGGGGAGAAGAGCCTTTACGCAAGTATATAAAACATACATCTAATGTAGATTCTCGTTTAACTCTAAAAAACGGATCTACAATTAAAATAGTTGGGTCTGAAAACTGGGCAGCAGCAAACGGTCTTACCCCAGATTTTGTAGTTTATGATGAATTTAAAGTTTTTCATAATCAATTTCACAACGAAATGAATCCTAATCGTATTGTTAGAAGCGCACCTTTAGTAATTATAGGCACGCCCCCTAAAGCAGGAGATAGAAATGCGGAACAGTATCTGGAATTCGCGGAAGAATGTGAGAAAAGGGATGATTCATACCACATTATCGCCTCATCTTATGATAATCCTTACACCCCAAAAGACGAAATTGATCGTGAGGTCGAAAAGTTGCGGCTTCGTGGTGAAGATGATGTTGTGGAACGAGAATATTTTGGAAGAATTAGTACGGGAGGCAGAAACGCAATTTTTCCAATGTTTAAGGATGCTTGCATAAAACCCTATGGGAAAATGTTAAATGAGATTAGTAGAGATCGTAAAAAATTGGATTGGTTTTGTATTACTGATCCTGGGTCCACCACCTGTTTTGCTGTCCTATTTGGCTGTATCAATCCTTATACTAAGCATCTACATATTATGGACGAAATTTATGAACTTAATCAAGAAAATACTACAGTAAGATCAATATACCCTAGAATAGATGCAAAAATGGCAGAACTTTTTCCATACTCTTCCGTAGAAGATGACTGGTGTAAAGTATATGATGAAGCAGCAGCATGGTTTTCAACCGAAGTTATGCATCAGTATGGTGTATACTTCTTACCTACTGCAAAACATATGAATAAAAAAGACCACGGACTTTCCCTTATTAAAGATCAATTTATACATGGACTTGTATCTATTTCAGATAAGTGTGTGAAATTAAAGTGGGAAATTCAAAATTATGTTAAAGATAGTAAGGGTAATATCCCTAAAAAGAATGACCATTTAATTGATTGCTGGAGGTACTTAAATGCAGCAGCTAATTATAATATGGTTGAAGTATTAGAAGCTTTGAAACAAAAGAATGATGATGATCGTCGTTATTATAAAATGAAAGATGATTATAAAGAATTAATGAAAAATAATGATTGGACTTATAACTTAATACCTTGGGAGGATTAAATGCCTGATATTATTGTAATGTTGTATATTTTTGCATTTTTAGGTTGCATTTTAGGAGCAATTAGTATATGTTTATCTCTGTATGCCATTATTTTGGTTAAAAGTTTAGAAAAAGCAACGCACACAGTACAATTTATGCCCGCAGAGCAAACGCTTGATCCAAACTTCTCAAATCAAAAAGACATACAGGAGATTAATACAGAAAGCAAAGATGAGAATGATGAAATATACAGGATGGTTTAAATGAGCTTTTTTGATGAATTAGGTGATGACCGTCCTGATAAAATTAATATAAAACCTTTTCATACTGTTAAAGGTAAAGATTCAGATTCAGTATTAAAATGGTTAAAAAAAGTAGTAGAAACATTAGAAAAACAAGCAATTTCAAGAAATTCAAAATATAGGAAGAATTTGGAGGCTTACCGCGGCACATCTAACTCCAGCCAAAAAAGCGACATCCGTCGTTCAGAACGTCAATTCATTAATCGGGTAGGTAAATTTGTCATAAATCATTTATATGACATGACCGAAACTCGCATATCCCAAATGACGCGTATTAAGCCAACAGTTGATGTCCTACCTACAAATGATGAATTTGAAGATAAAAATTCTGCTAAAGCAGTAAAATTTCTTATAAATCATTTGTGGTACATCAATGACATGGATGCAATTTTACAAAAAATGCAACGGAATGCCCGTATTTTCGGGGAAGCTTACTGTTTTATTGAATGGGACCCTGATAGAGGAGATTTACACCCTTTATATGTAAAGGCAAGAGATAATAATTTGGATCTTGACATATTAGATGAGGAAGGTAATTCTATTAGTAAGATAGATAAGGATAAACCAATTTATATTGGGGATATTAAATATGAGATAGAGGTTCCTTGGAGAGTTTACCTTCAGAGACAGAAAAAGTTTGAAGATGTAGAATATTGTTTTAGAGTAAAAGTACAATCTATAGAAGATGTTAAAAAAGATTATCCAGATAAGAAGAGTAAATTAAAAATAGATACAAATGTTAAAGCTTTTAATTCAGATGACTTAACAGAGCACCTACTTGGGGAAGAAACAGTTATTTATGAATTTTTCCATAAAAAGACTAAATATTGTCCACAAGGATATTATTGCAAGTTTACAAAAGATGTAATTTTAGAGTATAGTGAATTACCTTATTCCCATAATGGTCTACCTTTTGAAAGATTAACAGATATGGATATTCCGGAACAATTAAACGGAGTTTCAGCATATGAAATGATCAGACCAATCCAAAATATGCATGATAATCTTTCTACCTTATTAGCAAAGAATATTTATTTAATGGGACACGCAAAATGGATTATGCCTCGCGGTGCATGTAAAATTGAGAGTTTAGGTAATGATAATACTATTGTACAGTATCAAGGACCGCAACCTCCACAAATGTTGCAAACTCAACCAAACCCAGCCGAAGCATACGCCTTCAGGAACGCTCTAAGAGATGAAATGGGTCAGATATATGGTGTACAGGGGGTATCTCGTGGAACGCCTCCAGCAGGCATTACAGCCGGTGTAGCACTACAATTTTTAAATGAGCAGGAACAGGAAAGAGCTACCACAGATGTAGGTAAACATAATGTTCTCATACAAAATATGGCTAGAAAAACTATTGCTGTAGCGGGAGACTACTACCAACCTGATGACGGACGAATGTTACGCATTGTTGGTAAGGATAATAAATATGCTATAAGACATTTTGATTCAGCTAATTTAAGTAAGGATTATGATGTTAGAATGCAAGTTGGATCAGCTCTCCCAGAAAGTAAAGCTGGTAAAATTCAAAGAATTGTAGAAATAATGCAAATGAAACCAGACCTATTATCTAATGAAAGGTGGGTAGATCTACTTGAATTAGGTAATAGTGATAAAATGAATACTTTAATTACAGCGGCAGTAAGAGCTGCAGAATCAGAAAATGAGGATCTGCTGGCAAATAAACCAGTAATGGACCCTCAAGAATATGAGGATCATATAATTCATTGGAAAACACATGTTAAAGCCATACAAAGTAGAACATTTAAGGAAGAAACACCTTCAGAAGTAAGGGAACATGTGTTAGATCATATTAGTTTACATGAATTTGTAATGGTAGCAAAAGCAAAAGCTAGTCCAGCATTTGAAGCAAAATTAGCAGAACTCCCCCTATTCCCAATATTCCCTAATGGTTTTGTTGCAAGATCTAGAGAACATCAAGAAATTATAATTCAAGGGGAAGCAAATAGAGGAGACTCCATAACTGGTATGATACCGGGAAAAGAAGTAAATGAGGAAAATGAACCATATCCATTAAATAAGAAAAGAGGAGAGAAAAAATGAGTGAAGAAGCAGTAAACAACGTACAAGAAATTAATGAGGAGGTTTCCACTAGTGAAGCTGATACGAACAAAGCCAACTTAATGTCCTTTGATGATTTAGATAATCTAACCGATGACCGATCAGATAAGGAATTATTAAATGAGGCAAAAAAGATTTCAGAGGAAAAGGGAAAAGAAGACAAACCAGAAGTTAAAACAGAGAGTACTTCAGCAGAGAAAACGGTTGATGCAAAAAAGACTGAAGAGGAAACTGATGCAGAAGAAATGGCAGACGCAGTTGAGGAGTACAAGAAATTACTTGGTAGATTTAATGACAAAGAAATGGAGATAGCTGCAGAAACTTTATTTAATCATAAAGTTGATGGTGAAGAGGTAGATGTTTCTTTACAAGATTTGTTAAATAATTATTCAGGAAAAGTAAGTTATGATAAAAAGTTTCAAGAATTTTCTGGAAATAAAAAAGAGTTTGAAGAATATAAAAATACATATGATAAAGATATAAATTTAATTAATAAATATATAAATAATTTTTCAACAAAATTAAAAGAAAAAGATGCAATGGGTGCTCTTTCATATTTTGCTGAGTTTTCTGGCATGGAACCGCATATTTTTAAGCGGCAACTCCTAGAACAGTTAGCCCCAGAATTAGATAGGATGGCACAATTAAACCCAGAGCAAATTGAAAATGAGCGGTTGGTTCAGGAGAATTCATATCTCCAAAAACAACGCGAGTCTGAGGCAGATTATCGTCAACAAGAGCAATCACAAAATGAACTCTTGAGTGAAATAAAAAATCTTCAGGAAACTCATAGTATCTCGGATGGTGACTTTCAAGATGCTTACCAAGAATTAGCAGATAGTGATTTTAATAATGAAATTACTCCTGAAGTAGTAGCAGAGTATTACGTACATTCCGTAGCTTTCTCTAAATCAGAAGAAATTTTAGATAAAATTAACCCTGATCTTGTAAAAAACGACGAAATTGTTGAAAGCCTTCAAAAAGTGGTTGTAGAAAATCCTCATTTTGATGACAACGATTTGTTAGATATTGTACAAGAGGTTTACGGTAGTGCCCAAAAAGAAGCATCCAAAACTGTTTCAAAAAAAGTATCACAAGGTACGTTGAAACAGGAACCTAAGGTGTCAAAAGAAAAGGAGTCATATCTGTCTTTTGATGATTTATAAACTTTAATAATAGGAGTTGGAAATGGCTAGTCAACGCGAATTTTCCTTATCAGAAGCTTCTGCCTTATTTAAAATTAAATATGAAAAGCTTTCTGAAAATGTATATAATTCTGCTAACGTACTGTTAGGCAGATGTAAAAAAAGTTACAACTTTACTGGTAAACAGTTAAGTATTGCAATCCCACAATCATTTAGTGGTGGTGTAGGATCTGGATCTTTACCAAAAGCAAACACAGCAATCTACAGTGATGCTCAAATTACTGCTAAAAAAATGTATGCTGTTGTTGAAATTGATAGAGAAACGATCAAAGCTGCTATGAGTGATGAAGGTTCTTTTGTTAGAGCTACTAAAGAAGTAGTTAAAAAAGGTGTAGAATCCTACATGAGAAACCTATCTAGAGCATTATTTAATGATGGATCTGGTAAATTAGGAACTATTACTGCAGTAGATTATGACACCACAAATGCTGGTAAAACTACTTTAACATTTGGTGCATCAGCTTTTAAAGAGGCTAATTTTGAAGAAAGAGATATTGTAGATATCTTAGATTCAACTGCTGCTTTATCTAGTGCTACTCCCAATCTTCAAGATAAAGAAATAGAGACTGTAGAACCGGGATCATATCAAATTACTTTAGATGGAGATCAAACCGGTGCGGGTAAAGCTGATTTAGGGGATTTTGTAGTTATGCAAAATTCTTTGCAAAATGATCCTCAGGGATTAAAAGGTGTATTAGATGCTACTACTGATAAAAAATACAACATCGATATTGCTCGTAGGTGGAAAGCACATCAAAAAGATGCTGGTGGAGCTGCTGTTTCAAGTGATCTGTTAAATGAGATGA